TCAATAATTTGGTAGTCTACCCACAGATTTATGACCTCACCGCAATGTTCGGGTCAGGCAACGAGCCCACAAGCGTGGAAGAATTTGAGAAAATGTTCCCTGCAGAGTATTATCCATATAATGCTGGTGAAATAGTCAGTGCTGGCACGGAGAGCATTGTGGAGCAGGGAAAAAATTTGCTAAATGCAGATGACTATTACGCAGCATATAAACAGTCTGATGGCAGTTATTTGAATAATTCAAGTGACTTCGCCGGAATAAACATTCCTATCGGAAACTATATAGGTAAAACACTCATTGCCACTCTTAAGGCTACTGTTTCATCTCAACCAACTAGCTTTTTTTGGTTAGCTAGAATAAACGGCACTCGAATTGAAAGTTCCTATGCAAAAGGCGAGCGAGTTCCTGCAAATACTACTGGTATCGCAAGATTGACATTTACGCCAAAAACACAAAAGGATACACTATCGATGACATATGGACAAGGCACTGGAGATGTGATAGTTAGAGATATCCAGATCGAACTAGGCGACACCCCTACAACCTATGCCCCCTTCCACCGCAACGTTTACCCAATCCCCGAAGCAATCCGCAATCTTCCTGGCTACGGCTGGTCGGCAGGAACGGCACGAAACTACGTTGATTATGAGAATAAACGATACGTTCAGTGCGTGAGCAGCGTTGATTTGGGAACGCTGAATTGGGTTGCAGGTGACAGTGGGAAAGTAGGTTTTCAAACATCGCAAGTTACAGGGCAGAAATTGACAAAGAACTATAACATTCTGCCAAACATCATCTGTTCAAAATATTTGGCGAAAACGCAGAATGCTATGTGGGGCAAAACCAGTGTAACAGGTATAACGACTAATGCTAG